GTTCCACCCGTATCCGCCTCCCCCTCCCCACTAACGGTAATTGGGCTGAGGTTAAAGGATGGCTCAACGGAGAGCTAAAGCAATACTCTGCGATAGGGCGGGAAATCGTTGTAGAAGGGACGTTCTGTTCCTCTGAATACCGTAAAAGCCTGGTTAAACTCTGCGTGCAGCAGGGTACACTGAGGTGGTGGGCATCGTCTTCCCTAAGACCTCCTCCTCTAAAGAATACGCTCTGGAACTTCAGGAAAGACTTCGCCTTTGCCCGCCTTCCCTTGACGAAGGGTTCGACAATCTTACTATCCAAGAAATCGCATGCTAACGCCTGTTTCCAAAGAAAAGGAAGTTTACTTGGGTAAACTCAGAGGATGTGGGAGATTATGAACTTCTCCGTCCCTCTACGGCTCAGGGGTCAAGGGGTTAGCTACCTTCCTTCAGGGGGAATTCCCCCATCTCCCCTGGTCAAAATTGACCGAGATAGCCAAGTTGGCTATCAAGGCTAAGAAAGGGACTACTGACAGAGAGGGAGTGTTCTCTGGTGGGACAGACTCTGGTGCCTTTAACATGATGGACAAGATTGCCATCCATTCCCCCACTCCCTCTCTCCCTACGCTAGGCACAAAAATTACCACAGCCCTTCGCCCCTCTGTAGTGGGCAGAGACTTCCTGCCGGGAAGAAGGAACTGGGCTATTCAAGGGACTGGTGCGGAAATTCTTTCCATCTTCCTTGTAGCCGTCCATTGGTTGGCTAAGAAAAAAGGTATAACCACCTTGTTCATCATAAGCATCCATGATGAGATATGGTGGCTCTTTCGGGAAGAAGACACGGAGATGGGTGTTAAAATCCTTCAATTAGCCCACTTGTACACCTGGGGATTATTTAATGCCCAGCTAGGAATGCCTGACCTAGCCTTGAACAATGCTTTCTTCTCCGGAATAGCGGTGGATGACAGGGTTAGAAAAGGTGTAGATGAGTCCACAGTCAGCCCGTCTAACCCTAACGGAGCGGGAGAACCACCTGGTAAGGAGTATTCAGCCTATGACCTCTAGTTTAATCATCATATCCGGGGCAGACAGAGCGGGGAAGTCCACCCTCGCCAAACAACTCTCACAAGCGACAGGTGGTACAATTTACCACTTTGGCCCACCTGACCGAACCCAGAAAGGTATCTTTGAGCAATACAAACACTCCTTGCCTTCTCATGGAACCACCATTTGGGACAGGAGCTATGTGTGTGGGTTCATCCTGGAGCGTTTCCGTGAAAACAACCATGCCCACATCGGTGAATTGCTGGAGCTAGAGATATGGCTCAAGAGCCAAGTTGACTCTGTCCTCCATGTCGGTGTGGTCAGAAAGTGGCATGAAGTCGCTGACCTGCATCTGGAAGAAATTGAAGGTCTTATGGGTGCCGGTGACGCAGACTGGTACAGAGTCAACTTGCTCCTTGCTCGATGTAATGAACACCGGTTCTATTACCAAGAATTATTTGAGTTCTATGACCACCTGACCCTGTTTCCCAGCCTAATCAACCCGGCTGTTGACCATATCGTGTCCCAACTACCCACCCCTCCTTATCACTATGAAATCTAATGAATTACTCCTCCGTGTGAAACAAGAGTTTCAAAACAGAAACACTTTAGCCCATCATGGGTTGTCTAATATACAGAAAATTCTGTTTCATGGGCGGAGCGGTAAGAGGAAAGCAGCGGAAGTTCTAGCTAAAGATTTAGGGTTGACCTTTGTTACTAAACCTAAACCAAAGAACATCCCTCACCTTCTGTATCTTAACGAACCCACAAAAGAAACCATTGAGGAAATAGTCCACCCTTGGTATAATGATATGAGCCTTGTGGTGGTCTCTAGAGAAAAGAAAGAAAACCCCACAGACTTCGATTTGTGCATTGAATTCCAAGAACCTTCTTGGGATGAAGTGGTTCCCCTAATGAAAGAAATTATCCACAATACAGGTTTGCTCTGCTCTGCTTCCATTGGATGGGGAGATTTGAGAACCTCCGTCTGTGGTTTATCCACAAAACAAATCGTTTCCATAGTCGAAACAGCTTGCAAAACGACTATTCTCAGCCAAGAAACCATGGTACAACCTGAACACCTAGACCATGCCTTAGTGATTTATGAAATTAAAGCCTCAACCCATTCCTAAAGAACTTCCGACCTACTCCACCACCCTTTCTAACGGTAGGGTGGTAGTAATGCGCCAAGCCATCACCCAAGACCTGCTTCTCCTGCAAGTCGGTGACCGCTCTACCATTGAGCAAGGCATCTACATGATGGTGAGGCTGTCTCAAGAACCCCGGTTGACCGAAGCTGAAATCCAAGTCCTGCCTGTCTCTGACTTCCAAGCCCTCAGTGCCCTGGTTTCTAAGTGCACGGGGCAGGAGCAGGAGGAGGAGGGGGAAAACCCTTTCGAGTAAGACAGAACCCAGACCTTAGCTTCTTGTTTTACTCCCCCAGTCTGAGGGTGACACTGGAATTCAGGGATGTTACCCCTAAGGACTTCTACTTCCTGACATACCTGGAGGAAGAATCGGAATTCAAGGAAGAGGACACCGTCAAGACCTTTATGGTGCTGGAGCACTTAGCTAAGTCACCAGAAGACTTTGGCAAAGTCCTCTCCTTGCCCCAATGGGCTTTCTGGTTCCTCGCCCAAGAAATGTTCAACAATTGCCTAAAGGGGAAGGTAATGTCCCCTAACCAGTGGCTAGAAGTAGCCTTTCACCTGTGTAAACAGCGCTGGGATAGTTCTGTAGACTGGTTAGAGAACCAACCCATGAGTAAGATAAACGAGATGATAGGAATACAGAGTAGATACGCAGCTTCCTTGGTTAAGACACGTGATTAGAGTAGAGGGTCTGACGCTATTGAATGAAAAGTTCTTCCAGGAGAGCCTGTCAGAAATGGAAAAGGTTCTCTTAGAAGAGCTTAAGCTGTTGTGGGCGAAAGAGAAAGACCCCCACGGTAAAGCCTGGGAGAGGAGACAACAACCCACAGGCTCTTGGCCAGTACTCTATAAAACAGGGGAATTGCAGTCTTCGGCGAAGATAATCATATCCCCCTCTGGACAGTTTTTTGCCCATACAGAGCCATATGGTATGGCTCACCAGCTAGGTGCAGGAGTACCTCAACGGCAGATGTTCGGACTCCCTGACAAATTTGTAAGAAAAGCAGAAGAAATATTGTGGAAGAACCTTAGCGGGTAAGTTAGTATCACAGATACCGCAAGGAAAATTTATGAGAAAGAAAGCTACCACAACCACCCCTACAGAAGAAACTTCTGTACAGACAGAAGTTGTAGAGACAACCCCAGCACCCGTTGAGGAAGAAGTCATCGTCCCACCAGCGCCCGTTGCTTTGACCAGAGGTCAAGCTGTAGCCCAAGCCCTTATCGAAAGAGCTAGAAATGGCGAGTAGGACTTGGAAACTTGGAGACACCTGGGTAAAAGTAGCCTGGGAAGAGCTTGGAGAGGAAACCCGTTACAGGGACATAATTGAGGCTAACCCTGGCTACAACCCTAAAAAGGAACCTGCCCCTGGCACCAGGATAGAAATACCCGACCCCAAAGGCGCTGGCACACAGACAGCAGACACAGATTACTACCCCTGGGCTTCCAAGGAAGCAGCCCTAGAAAGGCTCCTAGAATACACCACACTGGCAATTTACCTTAGGGAACAGGTAAATGGGCGTATCCGTAACTAAAGAACGCATCGAGAAAAAGTTGTGCCGATAGGAAGGCTACCCACTACAGGACAGGGTAAGTATCCCATGTAAGACCTCTGCGGAGACAACAGGTGGAGTTACCGAAGCCACCAGTCTTATGGCTTAAAGAAGGGTACCAGGATTCATTAGATGACCACTATTTCTTTTGCCGGAGGGCGTGGTAATGCCCCCGGAACTTATGTTTATGAACAAGTGGCAGGCAGTATCCCAGGACGTGCTGCCTCCTTCAACACGATTTACGTCCCTGTCGAAACTGACCCCAGCGTCAATTCTTTAGTCTTTCCGTTTAACACCCCTGTAAGAGTCAATTCTTACAGAGAATATCTTGCCTTGTTGGGCAATGTCACCCCTGTAGAAAAGTGGCAGAACCTTTCCCTTCAGTACATCGAAGCCCTGTTCAAGATGGCTTCTGTGGGGGACGTAAGGGTCATCCGCTTACATCCGCCAGCTAGCGTTTCTAAGATTCGTTTCGACCCCAGTGCCAATAAAGTAGGGTTAGACGTTTCCCAGCTTGCTGCTGGTGACACAGTCTACCTCCAACTTTCCCTGAACAGTATCCAACTGGGGGAATCAGACTCCGCTGGTACTTACAAAGGTGTGCCTGTTACCGTCCCTGAAACCTACAGCGTGGGTCAAACTGCTACGAACCGGGCTATTTCTTCCGCCATGGCAGAAGCTATTGCCAACGCCATCCTCAACGACCCAGAGGTCAACGCAGCCGTCTATATCCGTAACATCGAAACAGACCAAAGCGAAATTGCTTCCTTGAACCTTGCACCAAGAGCCTATGGCTCCGAGTTAAGCGTTGTCTTCTCTGCAGTTTCTTTCCCTGATGGGTATGTTCTTGCATCTAATGGTTACGAAGTGGAGAACCTGGTTTCTGGTTCCTCCTTGAATTTCTACGACTATGCTCAAAGCCTCTCTGCCTTGAACTCCGGGGATTTACCTCAGGGATACCTTGTTTGCCCCATCGGTTTCTCCAAGTTCAAAAGAGAAGAAAGGGTCAAGTTAGGGGCTTTGATGGCGGAAATTGCCTCCGAAGAGGATAAGAAATGGTTAGCCCTTATAGACCCAGGTGCCTATAACCTCAAAGAAATCGAGGAATACTCTTCCTTCGAGGAGCATGAAGCAGCGGACGGCTTTGTTTCTGGCGAAACCTATCTTATCAACAATCACTTAGTCCGGTGGACGGCTGCTGATGCTCCCCCTGCCAAGACTGCAGATTACGTTGCATCCCAACCCAACCTGTCTGATAACACACTTACCTTCGGGGAAAGGGTTTCTCTCAGGGATAACCGCCTGTTCAGCATTGATTCCGCTGAGTCCATCTCCGACACCCTCTCTTTGAGGGAGGAATGGACGTTACCTTCCGGGACTTCTGTAACCCTCTCTCCCACAGCCTCTTCTACCCTGCCTACTGGCTTAACCAGTCAGACCTACTATGTCATCGCCAATGACGTTGATGGCACCCTTAGCGACACCGAGGTCAAGCTGGCTTCTAGCTTCAGCAATGCAATCGGCAATATTGCTGTAGACTTCACGAGCAATGGTGTGGCAGACGGCTCTGGCAACATTGGTTTAATTGAATCCAGCTTACTATCTTGGGACTTTCCTCAAACAATTCGTGGGGTCACAGGCTCCTACGTCGAATGTGTCAATGTAAGTGGTACTGCCTTTAACCTGCATCACTTGCCTGGCACGCTCCAAGCACCAACTGGCGAAGTATATTTCAAAGCTGTGTATAGAAGGTTGACAGACCCCAGTGCTTCTGGTGTTTCCAACAGCAGTGGAGATACTCTGTTTACCGTTATCAGCCACGGGCTGTCCAACAAAGACACAGTCTTCTTCCTGGAAGACATCGAACATGCTGGTGGTAACGTGGTAACTGCTGGCACCCCATACCTGGTTGCTAAGACCAGTGTGGACACCTTTAAGTTGGCTGCAAGTGAAACCGATTACAACAATGGGGTCTATGTCCCCTTTGTAACCCCCACCACTGCCACTCCTGTTAGATTCCATTCTAACTTGAAAGTAGCTACATCCCCTGGTGCATTCTTGAATGTCTCCACCTTCAACTTGCTTAAGGGGAGAAAGTACCAGCTAGACGTTACCAACGCTGCGGTCGCCCTCAGAGATGAGAATAACTCTGTTGTGGCAGGGAGTGCAACAGAGGTTCGCCTTACCGACTCCCTCAACCCCTCTTCCCTTGGGGACTACCTTTATTCCTATCTGGAGAACGGGTCTGCTCAGCCTTTAACGATATTAGCGGGTGAAGATAATTACTTCTGCGTACCAACAGGTAGAAGCGACACTGGCATTAATGTTGCACTGGTGGAGGTAACAGCAGGGACTCCTACCTTCTTAAACTCTCTTGTAGAGGTAGATTACCTGGAACCCTCCTCTGGTGTCCCAGACAGCTTGTGGAATGTCAAAGTAGTCACTGCCTTCCAGTTATTGGATGAAGGGCAACGTGCAGGCAATGTTGAAATCATTGAGACAGGGGTTAACACCCATGCTCGTCTCTTGGAAGATGCACGCCTGTATTCCAACCCTCAAGGGTTTGTAGCCTACTATGGCCCGAAAGTCCTAAACGACAACGGTGTGTGGGTTCCCCCGACTGCTTGGGTAACAGGTTTGGCTCTAAGACGCTACCGAGACGAAGGTGGCTTTCAGTCCCCACCTGCAGGCACCAAGTATGCCTTGTTAGGTGCCAGGGATGTACAAATCGCCATCAGCACTCCTCAGCAAGACATCTCCAACCCTTATGGGTTAAATGCCTTAAGACGTTTGCCTGGCTACGGAGACCAGATTTTTGTTTGGGGTGGCAGGACTAGGGTGGACATTCAACGTTCCTCCGAACGCCTGTACCAATTTGTTAACACTCGGGTCATTATGAATGTGCTGTACGGAACCCTCCGTAATGCCTTCGATGACAGAATCTTCAGTGTGGCAGAAGGGCCAGCCGTTGTATTCAATGAAGTGAGAAGCATCGCAAACTCTGTGATGTACAACTTCTTCGCCGATGGTTATCTCTTCGGAGACACTGCCAACGACGCTTACCAAGTTATAGTGGATAGCAGGAACAACCCCTCCGTCAACTTAGAAAACGGCATTGTTAACATCCAAATCTTCGCCGTCCCAGCCACGGTAACGGAGAGGATTGAAATTGACCTGTTCAGGGTCGCTGTAGGTGACATCTCCACCGCTGTTGCAGAACAAGGATTCTAACCATGTTTTACTCCATCGCAATCGCTCTAGTCAGAAGGTTACTGGATGAAAAACAAATTAAGGAGTCCAGAGCCTTTGAATGCTTCCTCGCCCAACTCCCTACTTTCAAAGGGAGCTATGAGGAGCTTGCCCGTCAATCCCTGGAAGCTGCTACTGCTTTTGAGGAAGCTTTGAACTAACTTAGTAGAGGGACGAGCTAACCCTCGTCCCCTTATTCCTTATGAGTTCCCTGTATTACCCCTTTAAGGTTTCCAACGGTCGTTTAGTTGTGTCTCAAGGTCTCCTTGAGCTAAAACAACAGGTTACCTACTTGCTCAGAACAAGGGTAGGTGAGAGGGTAATGCGACAGTCATTTGGGCTGCCTGATTATGTTTTTGAAGCTTCCACCCGGACTAGCATAGAACAAGAAGTATCCCAACAAATACTAAGGTTCTTCTCGAGGATATCCGAAGTGGTGGTAGAGGCTAAGAGGGATGATTCAGGTTTATTAAAACTTACACTCAGCATTTCAGTGGGGGATGAGGGTGCTATCCCACCGTTCACAGTACAGTTAGGAGAAAATGGCTAAGAGGTTTTCAAAGTCACCGATTCAAGCCGGGGAGATAGCCCCCTATCTAGCCAACCCTTGGGCTCAATATGCTTCTTTCCCCTTTAAGGAAAGTGGGAAGGATATTGAAATAGTCCAGGTTTCCGATGAGTTCCTTCAAAACAGAGGGGGCTTACAAGCGTTAGACAGCTACATTAAGCTCCTATACGATAGCACAGTGCTTGCCAACATGATTAAGCTGTGCCAAGAAATTATTTCCAGAGAGCTAATAATCGAGCCTGCTTCAGAGAAGCCCAAGGACGTGAAGGTTTGCGAAGAAGTTAAAAGACAATTATCCAACCTGAACATGGACGAGGTGTACAGGAAGTCCTGCGAAGCCTACATCTATGGACACTCTCCTCAAGAAGTAATGTGGAGAAAGAGCCGCAGAGGGGTTATAGAAGCTTACGACATCCGACCCAGAGACCCCAGAAGGTTCCTGTTCACCCAGGACTCTTCTGCCAAAGGAGGGTTTTCTATGCGCCTCCTCACCAAGGAAGACCCTTACAAGGGAGTCCCTATCCCAAATAGAAAAATAATTTCCTTCAGATATTGGGTTCAGAACAATGGAGACCCTTACGGTTCAGGGTTGGGCAAAGCCCTTTACTTCCTGGTAAAAGTGAAAAGAAGGGTTCTGGAGAGCGAAGTTCTGTACACAGACCGTTACGCCACTCCGACTGCCATTGCCACGGCTCCGATGTCTGCAACCAGGGAGGAAGTAGATAGCATCTACCAACTCATCACCAACCTCTCCCAAGAGACTGGGGCAGTCTTGCCAGAGGGATGGTCGTTCGACTTTGTAAACCCGACCGGCTCCCAAGAGGCATTCCAGAATTTAAGGGAGTATCTACACAAGGAGATTTCCTTGTTGATAGCTGGGGAAGATGAAGCGGGGTCTTCCGAGGCAGGGAGCAGAGCTTCCAGTGAGGTGGCTCAAGACGTAAGAACCAGGAAAGCCCTGGAGCTTTCTGAGCTAATCTCTACTAATTTGGAACAAACCCTGGTCAAGTGGATTGTGGAGCTTAACTTCGGCATGGGGGTGGCTATTCCCAAGCTTAGAAGAGACTTCCCTCTGGAAGAGCCTTCCACCCTCACTGCCCAGGACTTAGGAACATTGATGGAAAAACTCAACGTGAAACCAATGCTATCCTGGGTAGAGTCCCACTTCAAGGTAAAACTGCAGAGGGATGAAAACGGGGAAATATATGTGGAGGACGTGGAAGCCAATAAAGCCAATTCGTTCTTCAGTCCATAAGGGTAAACATTCTAAAAAATACCATGAAACGCATTCACATTTTCAAGGCAGGAGAACAAATTAGTTCCTCCGGCTATACCAAGACCTTCTCCGAGGAAGACCTGGAGTCTATGGTCAGTTCCTTCGACCTAAGCGTCCATGAACCGCCTATCCGCGTGGGGCATGAGGACAATGACAAAGTGCCCGCCTATGGCTGGGTGAAAAGTGTCTACAGGGAAGGGGAGAATCTCTATGCCGACGTAGATTTCACTTCGGAAATGGAGGAGATGATTTCCAATGGCAATTACAGGAAAGTGAGCGCTTCCTTCTATCCGCCTGAGAGCGCTGTTAACCCTAAGAAAGGGCACTATACCTTGAAGCACATTGCGATGTTGGGGGGAGTGGCTCCTGCCGTCAAGGGTCTGGAAGGCATCCTCTTCTCCGAGGGCGAAGACGAGACCATCATGGCGGAAATCGAATTTGAATGCTCCGGTGAAGGCGAGAGGAAGAAGAAGAAGAAGAAATCCAAGCCCCAGCCCAAAGAAGTTCTTCCAGAGGAAGAAGAAGAAGTTCTTCCGGCGGAGGAAGAGGGAGTTCTTCCAGAGGAAGAAGAGGAAGAATTCAAAGAGCCAGTTCTTCCAGAGGAAGAAGAAGTTCTTCCGGCGGAGGAGGAGGAAGAAGAATTCAAGGAATCCGTCCCAGCCAGGGTTGTCAAAGAAGTTCTTCCAGAGGAAGAAGAAGAAGAAGAAGTTCTTCCGCAGGCGCAGGAAGACTACAAAGAGCTATTGGCACAAATCGTTGAACTCAGAGCCAGCGAAGAAAGAGCCAAATCCGAACTAAATAGAGTCCTCAGGGAAAGACGGAGAGAAGTCCTAACCACCCAGGTGGAACACCTATACCACGAGGGTCAGATGACCGAAGGCACCTTCCCCAAAGAGGAACTCCTTGAGTTTGTGGTCGGTTTGGAAGAAGGGACTTTGGATTTTTCTGAAGGAAAAACTGCTTCTGACATGGTCATCGGTATCCTCTCCAGGATTCCTGCTCCGGTAAACTTTTCCGAACTGGTGACCGAAGCCGAAGCACCTGTCGTTGAGGAAGAGTTTCAAGACTTTTCTGAAAAGGTGGAAAAGTACGCTCAAGAACACAATACCACCTTTGAACAAGCCCTGCGCGCATTGGCAAACTAACCCCTCTCCGTGGAGGGTAATATACTCCCAAGTTAACAAAACACTTAGAACATTATGGCTTCAATCCCAGTTTATGGTAGCCAAGTAACTCGTTTCCAAGAGACCGTGCCCAACGTCGGTGCCAATGCTGTCCGCGCTCATCGCGTGGTAGGCATTGACCAAGATGCTGTCGGTGGCCCAGTCCTCGTAGAAATGGGTGAAGTAGCTTCCGCCACTTTCACTCCCATTGGTGTGAACCAATTTGAAATTCTCGCCACTTCTGATACTTCCGCCGCCCAAGGTGTAAGGGTAGCTTCTGTTGCAACCTCTGGTCTGTTGTTGGTGGAAATCGACACTGCCAACGCCCCAGCAGTCGGTGTAGGTTTAACCGTTGACGCTCAAGGTCGCGGTTCTGATGCTGTAGGTGCAGTCGCTGTTGCACTCAATGGCTCTACCCCTACGGTGAGAGAAATCTCAGGAAATTTCGCCCTCGTATCCTTTAGCTAAAAATGCTTAACTTACAATCCACCTTCGGCGGTGTAGATACCGTCCTTTCCAAGTTAGCCCAAGGCTATATCCTCCCTGAGAGTAATATCGCCAACTTCGTTGCCCCTGTGGTAGATGTCTCAACCAGAGCAGGCAGAGTCCTGCGTTTTGGTAAGGAACAGTTTGCCATTGGCGACTACAGGCGTGCCTATGGTTCTAATATCCCCGCTGTTCAAAGTCGCTTTGACACAACTCCTTTCAACCTGAACCAAGAAGTCCTGGCATGGGAACTGCCCATTGAGACTCTGGAAGATGCAACCGATGGCCCTGCTAAAGTGGACTTGCGGATTATTGAAACCCGCAACACCATGCAGCGCTTGATGCAATCTTACGAAGCCACTGTCGCTGACGCTGTTAGCACCTTGGGTATTTATGAAGCTCCCCTAGGTTATGCCAACTGGACTGCTTTCCAAGCTGCTAACGCAGTTCAAGCAGGTGGTGGGGATTGGGCAGATGCCAATGCTGACCCTATCAAAGACATCAATCGTCTCTCCCGCCTGGTAGCCAACCAAATCGGTGTAAGACCCAACAGCTTGCTCTTAGGGGAAGCCGTGTTTGATGCCCTGGTAAGCAGCCCCCGTATCCGTGACAACATCAAGTACACCAGTGCGGACTCCATTAACGTGGATGTACTGGCTCGTTACTTCAACCTGTCCCGTGGTGTACGTGTAGCAGAAGGTCGCAAGTTAGACTTGACTACTGGCGCTCTTTCCCCCATCTTCCCTGAAAACGCTGCTTTGCTGTTCTACTGCCCAGGTAACCCTGACTCTGGTATTATGCCCACCGGAAGTGTTACTATGTCCACTCCTGCTTTTGCATACACCTATCAGCTTTCTGGCACCCCCTTTGCCACCCCTGAATATGCCATTAAGGAACGCAGGGTAATTCGCGCCGAGTTTACAATCGAGCGTTCTATCGAACTGGTTGGTTTAGGTCAAACAGGTTTAGTAGGTTCTGCTGCGCTTGTTAGAGACATCCTCGCGTAGGAGGAAACAGAATGGCGATTATAAAGCCTATCACCCAGTCTAGTTACATCGTAACAATTCAAGGGATTCAATCCATCTGGACTCAGTTCTCTGGTATCAGCGACTCCGCTGACTCTAACACTTATGCCAATGGCACAGGGAACAGGATTCATAAGGTGGTTGGCCCACGGACATTAGACGATGTAACCCTGACAGCACCCTATTCCCCAGAGCTTTCGGTTCAAATCGAAGAACTCTGGCTTTCTTACCAATGCGAGTTCCTCACCATCTTGGTTCAACCTACCAACTGTGACGGTAACACGCCCAATGGCCCACCGTATGTTCTTCAAGGGTGTCAATTGATGTCTTTGAATGTAGCGGAGGTTGACCGGGAATCTGGCTCCGTCTCCACTATTGAACTAGGGTTGACGGTTAACTCCTGGTCTAGGGGTTAAAGGTTGGAATACAACCTTTCAAGAACCACTGCCTTTTTAGCAGTGGTTTTTTATTGTCATTTTTCCCAAGGTATGGTATAATAGCCCCATTCGCCTAATCACTCAACGTTTTATGATTACTTCCTTCTCTGGGCTAGGCTTGACCGAAGAACATAAAGTCGGAAGAATACGGGAGGTCACAGATGAATGAAGGATAAGTACAGAAACACCGAGGAGGATATTATTGCCAAGAGGCAAGAATTCTTAAGGGAAGCCCTGGAAGCAGGATGGGTGTATGCTGCCCCAGGGGGC